AAGCTATTACTGTTTTTGAAGTAGTGCGAGAGACAAATCCTAAAAAGTCTGTTGATAAGTTTATGAACAGCATCACACCTTATGTAGATAAGATAAATTCCCGTGATGAATCGTTATTTCTCGAAGATGCAAATAATTTGGAATTTATGAATTCCGTGAATATTAAAAATTGCTGGCCTAAGGCTTCGGATGGCACAAAAGATGCTATTTGGCAATATATTCAAACTTTGTATATGTTGGGAACTACTATTAAGTCTGTACCAGCAGAGACACTTTCTATGATTGAGAATGTAGCGAAGCAATGTGTTGATAATATGAAAAATGAAGACGGAGGACTAGATGAGGCGCAACTTATGAAGACTATGCAAGGCATGTTTGGTGGTATGACGAAAAAATAAAAGTTTATAATATAAATGGTTTCAGTATTTGACGATCCTAAACAACTTGTTCGTTCAGATGAAATTACAAAATTCTGGCCGACGAACGAACAATCAGCAGAAGATAGAATTAACGCTACGGTGAGGTTTATAGTGTATGCTACATGTATTTTGTATTTAATAAGACGGGATATTCGTGTTTTTGTATTGGGTGCTACGGGTATTGGTGTTCTTTATGTTATGGATAAATCGGGTATGATTAAGAATGACTATACAAGACCGACTATTATGCAGGAGAGGTTTACGGATACTAGTTCATCTTGTCAGGTTCCCACGTATGATAATCCGATGGGTAATGTGTTATTAACGGATTATTCTGACAGGCCGGATAGGCCTAGCGCATGTGAATATTCGTCTGTTGACGAAAAGGTGAATCGAATGTTGAGTGATCGTATTCCTTATGGTCCCACTCGTTCTAGATCTCCGCTTCCTGAACACCAGCGTAACGGATACTCCCGACAATTTGTTTCTATGCCGGTTACGGATATCCCAGGCGATCAGACTTCTTTCGCAGAGTGGCTTTATGGTGTTAAGAATTCTCCAATGTGTAAAAGTGATCCGCGAATGTGTGACCCTAATGCCCGTGGTGTTCAGCTAGAGGCTTTTGCTGGATTGGATCCCAACGGTGATAAAAGGAGTGGTATGACGGGTGGAACAATTTCTTAGTCAATAGTAAATGGCATATCAGCTTCAACCAGGAATGAAAATTGTTCAGAACCCCGCGCACCCACCGGTATGTGCAACTGAGGAAGTTTTCATGTATCCACAGCCGAGTACTCTCAACTATGGTTCTAGTCGTCCCAATACGATGCTTTATGGTACAGCCCCATTCATGGCCGGTAAAGGTGCACCAGCGGAGTTTATAGAAACAAGTGATCAGCTTCGTCCCCAGAGTACGAGTCAGTTTAACAAGATTATTACGAAAACATACGAAAAGAATTTTTTTCCTTTACAGAGCGTGGGATGTATGCTTCCACCTCGCACGTTAACTTATGAACCAGCTAGCACTCGCGCAGAACTTCAAAATGCTCATTTTAATCAAATATATCTCAATAAAAATATTAATTAGAAATAAGAATGGCGGATCCTTTATCTATAATAGCTATAGCTGGTCTCGCATATCTAGGAAAAAAAATGAGCGAACCAAAAATAACGAAACAAGAATTATATGAAACACGGGAGGAGGATAAAACATCAGGACAGGTAACGCTTCCTTCACAGTTGATAGACGAATCCATGCTCCGGATGCCTGATAAGAAGATGGAGGTGGCTAGTTTTGGTGTCGTAGCTCCACAAAGTAGGGCTAACGGGAATGAAATATTAAGCGTACGTAATCGCATGTATGATGCAGGCCGTATGAACAATGTTTCACCCGTCGAAAAGCAATTAGTCGGTCCTGGTTTGGGACTTGGGCATAATGTTCCAGCTTTTGGGGGTTATCAGCAGTTATTTCGTGTGAATCCTGAGAATGTCGGTGCTTATCGCCTGACGACTTTACCTGGTAGAAGTGGTCCAGCCGTTGATGTGAATGGCGGTCGTCGTGGAATGATAGGTGAGGTGGCGAATAATAGACCAGAAAAGACAGCCTTTTTACCAGGCCGTCGCCCAGAAAGTTTTGGTCGCGCTCAGGGGATGACCGGTGTCACTCCGCGTGCTGAACATGAACACACGAAGCGCCTTACTAATCGATCCCTGACTGGTCAGCGCGATGATACATTGGGGTTTGCTGGTGCTAAACGCGTCGTCCCAGTCGGAACTCTCGCACAAGATCCAACGCGTAATAAGAAGGATGGAAACATGGAACAGTTTATGTATAACAACCAGCCGGCGCCTAATATAAATTCATTTGTTCATGGTTATATGAGCGCACCAGCGTCTAAGATTGGCGAGAAGCGAACATACGGCACACCGCATACGGTTGAGGAACTCAAGGCATATGGTTTCAGGCCAGATGATCGCCGTGGAAAACCCAACAGGCATGGTAACGCTGAACGTATGAATGTGCGAGCCGGCGCTCTCAATCAAGGTGGTATGCCAACAGCCTCTCGAGTAGACGTTACCCGTGTCGATGGACGCACGGGACCTGTGAATGGTGGATGGACACAGCAGTACTCTAACAATTCGGTGTATCAATATAACGTATACAAGGGAAATGAAAACCCTTATGGAACTAGTGATAGTTTAGATATGGCTAAGAATCAGCTTCGGAATAATCCTATAGCACAGCAAATGTATTAGATAATTATTATAAACTTAAAATTGAGTAACACTACGCATTAAAATATTATCCATATATTTTAATGAGCGTATACACGTTCGATATAGATAGTAGTGAAAGAGATCCGTTAACCTATCCCGATCCATCTGATTATGTGATTGAATTAAAAAATCCTATTTATAACGTCACAAAGATTTCTTTAATTTCAGCACGTATACATGCTAGTCAATTGTTGATTAATGAAAGAAATAATACCTTTTCTATAAGTGGTTCTACAGTATCGTTATCTAACAATAATTATGATGGGAATTCTTTAGCTGAAGAGGTTGTGGCACAAAGTTCTAAAATTACAGCCGCTCTATATAACCCCGATAAAAATAATATTACTTTCACTGGAAATGAACCGTTTATATTTGAATTTTATGATGGGGTGAATGGATATAAAACTGGTGAAAATGGTTATACCACACCACATGATATTTTAGGATTACCAGCCAGTAACTTTGCATCGGATGGTAACACACTTACAACGGGGAGTATAAATTTACAGGGACCCGATGCACTTATTGTCAAATTGAGTAGCGGTTCAGAAGAATTCAATAAAACTGTATTTTCTGAAATACCATTTTATACGGGTCGTATACTTATGTGTGGAGATGTCATCAATTATTCAGGTACCGATGATGCTGTAGTACATAATTTTGATTCTGGTCCCCAAAAGAGTATACAAAGTTTGAGGGTTCAATTTTTTTACAGTAGTAATAATCGTTTAGTACCATACGATTTCAGACATGCTAATCATGTACTCAAACTTGCTATAGAATGTTCTACTGGTAAACTTGAAAATGTACCAAAGGTAACGAAAGATTTTTCGCTTCCACCGCCTATACGCATTCCTGAAATGGAGAATCCGGATAGATGGAGTGGTTGGTTTTATATAGCCATTATAGTGATAACTGGAATCCTATTTATATTTTTCACTAGACCTAAAAAAGTTAGCGAGTAACGGCATAAATGGGGGTCGAGGCCGGTTTGGTGACACGCTTAGACAGACGCGAGAGTATCATATAAACGATGATTGAGAGAAGAGTAGTAATTATGGCGGTAACCCCATAGTTAAGTCCACTGTTTTTCTGAACCTTAATAATCTGATGAGTTGCCCAACGCACCAGGTCCATCCAGGATAAGGCGGCGGCGAAAGAGAAACCGGCAACGATCGAGTTGAGCGCTTGGGTTTCGAATTCACTGGTAATAGTTTTAACAATTTGTTCTGGCATTTATAATATAAAAATATTTTTATTCTGGTAAAAGTTCTTCTACAAATAATATTTTTTTATATTTTTCCTTTTTATATCCCCTGATGATTATTTCGACGTTGTCATCAGAATCTGTTTCAGATTCTGATGTGTCGTCACCAGTTTTGAATTTTTTATATTCCGTGTCAGACCAACCCTCTGGACAAGTGTTCATTACTATCAATAGCATTTTTTAACATATGTTCTGACGGATTGGTGGGTACCCAACTTTCCCATGCGTCATATGCTTCTGTTATGGCTCTCATGGCTAAGTTTGAACCGTTATAAGGTTCAAATATTTCATCTTCAACTTCAACTACTTCTACGTCGTCCGTATCAGATTCATCACTATCGTATATTTCCGGAAAATAAGAACCAATCTGTTTTCCCACTGTATGCATTGCACAATATTTCATGCAGTATTCCATATCCTTTCCTAAGATGGTGGAGCGACCACATGCTTTTGCATATTGTCCTGATAATACGACAGCGTTTTCTAGTACCGGTGTAATTATATCAATTGCTGTTTGTGCCATTCTCGAAGATAAGTCGTGCTGTTCCATTTTCAACTCTTAGAATATTATAACTAAGTGCATAAACTCTAAGTTCCCTTTCCGTGATGTCAGACATGAGTGATAGAGTTACATATTGTTCTTTTATTAGACTAAAGTTTCTTTGTCCAGTGGGATACCATCGCTCGGGTTCGAGTGCAAAGCTATAAGAATAAAATCGTCTGAATAATTGTGTTCTTGAATGATGTATACCACTCTGAACTGCTCTAAGATGAATCAAATTACCAGTTTTCTCATTTAATATTAAATCGTCATCCAGCCTTAATTGAAGATTTCTTAGATTTTCATAGTTATTATATATACCATCAAACTGGTTTATGTTATCATAATCAAATACAGATACATCAGATCCGATTCTCTGGATGATAAAATATAATTCCTTTACGGGGTTAACAAATTGTAACTTTTGTTTATGTTCTAGCGTATCTAACGGTACTATTGATGTATCACTTTGTATTTGAGTAATAACATAGTCCGTAGGTACTTCCTGGTATTTGATTCTTTCGGGTGTGTCGAGCGTAACGAGATCTGTCTGCATCTTGAAACTTTTTATCAATCCCTTTTGTTCAGATACATAAAGTCCTCTTTTGTTAGTAGTACTATTCGTAAAATAAATACACTTATCTATTTTACTCAGCTTTACGACAATTTCAACTTCCTGATTTGTTATAGCACAAAGGGGTACAGCCAGTTCAGGGTTCTTATAAAAATAAAAAGGTACGTCGATTATATACGATTGATCATTCTGTGATGGTGCTAAATATGGTAAGATAGTAAAACTGTTCACTGGTGTTCCAGAAATCTCAAACGGTGGTTTACCTATCAATTTGGAAAGATTAACCTGTTTAGTTTGTGTAACATAATGCTCTGAATGTATCTGCATAAAATCTCTCGTAACCCTTTGAATAAGAGTACCACCTATGTACATGTCTACATGATCTATTATAGCATGTCCTATAGATTCAACGTACCCTCTTACAATTCCTGGATCTGTAGATTGTTCTATTGGTCCTAATGTAACGAGAAGTCTTACGTTCTTCAAAAGGTCACCTGCATCCTGAGGAATAGTACACCTGAGCGTCTGCCCGAATTCTAATTCTCCATTCACGTCATGATCTATAGTAAAATTTGCAAAATTCGAATGTTTACTAAAATTTTTTATAAAGTAAGTATATTCTGGTTTGTCCGTGAAAAAAACATCCTGCGTACCTCTCGTGGCAAGCTGCACGCGTCCAGCCATTACTACTAATACACTTTAAAATTTTAAACCGGCTATTCCACTACTTACTCGTAATACATTGTAATTTACTGCATATACATTAACCAACGTTTCATTCTTATCGTCAACCTCTTCTAGCTCCATATTGAGTTTTTGATGTATTATACGACTCATATTTACTTGTCCGGTCGGGTAATAGACTTCTGGATTCAAAGCGAATGAATATGTATAGAATTCATATGCCGGTGAGGGACATCCCGTATGATGGTCAAGAGACTGTTGATATGCTAAATATTTTCTGTCATGATTGAAGATAGTTGAACCATTAAATTCTAAAGATACACGTTTAATAAATCTATGATCGGATCGTATATTGATTTCATTTGAACGATACATTGTATCATCGGTGATAGGTTCATAATTATATAATAACTTTCTCCCGTCTCTCTCTAATTGTTCACCTTCTTGTAATGTTGCTATCATGTAAAGTTCTCTGACTGGATGCTTAAAATTAAGCATCACAGATCTTGAAGATATATTAGGTTTAAAAGGAATGGTTGCGAGCTGCAATTGCGTAATCACGTACTCTATAGGGCGTGTCAATAGAAATCTTTTTTCCTCGTCAGTTATGAAATAGAAATCAGTTATAAGTGAAACATTATTAATAACACCGTCATTTGTTGGATATATTTCCCATGGATCATTTTCGCTTAATCTTTCATACGAATATGATATTTTATAATTGGATTGTTTAAATTTTATGCGAACTTCGATTAACTGTTTCGTAATTGCACACACTGGAATAGCCAGACTGGGATGTCTAAAAAAGTAAAAAGGTAAATTAATGTAAAATGTATATGGTTCTGAAAAAACAATATGATTATTATGTCCACTTAGAAAATAAAGAGTTTGCGAAGTATCGTCTAAATTACTATGAATCTGATCATACATGTAAATGTATTCACCTGTGATTCTTTCTATGGTTTGACCACCTATCATGAGATCGGCGTAATCTATGATCCTAGATCCAATAGATGTATTGTATGTATTTGAAACAAGATTATCATCATCTTCTGGTAAAGGTTCCAGAGTGACCTTCAACATCATGCTTCTCACGAGATCACCTACATTATTCGGTATTCTACATAATAATGTTTTACCAAAATCCGTTTGACCTTCGAATGGTAACTCCACAGCCTCTATAGCAAAACGGGTATGGCGTCTGTAGTTCATTACAAAATATGAAAATTGCGGTTCACCGGTAAGCCATTGATCCTGTATACCCGTGACAGCGAGACGTAAACGACCTGCCATTCTTATTAAACGTGAGTAAAATTTTATTAATTAAAAGAAGGCAATATTGTAGATGGATTTAAAACTCAAAAAATTCAATCCAGCCACCATGGCTGACGACAGGGTGTGTGTATTCATAGGAAAAAGAAACACTGGAAAGTCAACCCTCGTAACTGATATTCTATATCACAAAAAACATTTACCAGCGGGTATAGTTTTATCTGCGACAGAAGAAGGAAATCATTATTATCAACAGTTCATACCGGATCTGTTTATATACGGTGATTACGACAGGGAAGCCATTGAAAGAGTGATGGAAAGACAAAGAAAGCTTGTCGGTGCTGGAAAACAAAACTGTGGGGCTTTTCTTCTTCTTGACGATTGTATGTACGACAATAAGTTCATGAGAGACACTTGTATTCGCCAGTGTTTCATGAATGGTAGACATTGGAAGATATTTTTCATGCTTACTATGCAGTATTGCATGGATCTCCCACCAGCTCTTCGTGCTAATGTTGATTACGTGTTTATTTTACGAGAAAATATCATTCAGAATAGAGAAAAATTATATAAATCATTTTTTGGTATATTTCCATCTTTCGA